ATAATAGAGAGGAAATATTATGAGTTATGATTATCAAAAAGATAAACAAGAAGTAGTTGCAAAAGCTGTAGCGAAATATGGCAGTATGGAAAAAGCCATATTTGAGATGAATGGTCATATTCTTGATCTACGAACTACAGTAGACGGCATGAGAGAATTATATGACAGCTAAACAAAAAATGATTGCAATAGTTGGCAAGGCTATTGTTGATACATTAGAAGAATATGCTAACAAGCAGCCAAACCTTGCCAGTGAGACTTCACGCTTTAAGATAATGACTGATGTGATGGATAAAGTTGTAAAAGTAATTGACGATCCGGAGTTCAAAGGATGAATGCACAAATAAAATGTTCTGTTTGCCAAGAGTTATTACCTAGCGACTTAAAAGATACAATGTTTTATTGGGGTAACGACCTTAACACACATCCATTAATAATTGCTCATAAAGAAGATTGTGATCCTCAAGGTGATTGGATTTATAGCCATGATGTTATGCCAAAGTTATGGAAAATGCTTAATAATAAGAGATTACCAAAATGAATTATAAAGAATTTACAGAGTACAGAGACAAGTTTGTTGATGAAGCATTAGACATCAGCGACTCTAAGTCTATTGAATACACTATATCTAATGAAGATAAGCACTACAATTTTAAACACGTTGCGGACCGTTTAGGCATAACACCACAACAAGCCATGATGGTATACGTGTTAAAACATGTAGATGCTATATGCAATGATGCTAAGACTGGCAAGCAAGTTAGCGATGAAACAGTGCGCTCACGCTGCCAAGACATAATGAATTATGCAATTCTTTATGCATCATTACACCACGAACAGAAGACAACCAAAGGTACAAACCATGATAGTAACACTGAACGAAGTGGAACAGAGTCTAGCGAAAGTAGTTGGAACGAAGCGGAATCAACAGAACCTCGCAAATGGAACGAACTCAGCAAAAGTAGCCAATCCTGATAACGATATTAATGGGTTTGCTGGCGAGTTAGCCATTGCTCGTGTAATTAATGCTTACCCCGATTTTAGTATTGGCCCACACAGGCGCGGCTTTGATCTTAAGATGCGCGGTAATGATGGTAAAGATGTACGCATCGATGTAAAGACTACTAGACATCAAGCAGGATATTTAATAGCAAAAAAGTGGCGCAAGGCAGATGATTGCGATATGTACGTGCTTGTTAGTGGAACAATGCCACGTTATGAAATACAAGGCTGGGTATGGTCCGTAGAATTAATTAATCCGAGCAACTTATCTGATAATGGTTATGGTGAACACTACCATATGGAACGCTCTCAGTTGAGGGTGTGGAAAGTTGCATAGTCAACACATTGGAACAATTGGAGAGTTAGCTGTGCGCCAAGAACTAATAAAGCAAGGATATAAAGTGTATATACCTGAAGTCGATGTTGACCATGTAGACTTAATTGTAGAGTTAAAGAATAATTCATTTCAACGTGTACAAGTAAAAACAATTACAAAGCCTACTACAGATACCGCAATACAAGTTCGCTGCGTTAAATATGTAGATAGTGGTAGGGTAGATGTAATAGCAGTGTACTACGTGCCGCAAGATAAGTGTGCATTTGTGCCTTATAATAATGAGAAGATGTTAAGCCTTGCCTTAACTACCGCAAAAAATAATCAAACACATAAAAGGATATGGTTTTACCAATATGAAAGATACCCCGAGTTCAGCTAACCTTAAAATTATTTCATTGGGCCTTGGTGTTCAATCAACTGCTATGTATATGATGAGTTCATTGGGTTATATACCTAGAGCAGATCATGCAATCTTTGCAGATCCTGGAGCAGAATTACCCATGACATACGAGATATTAGAAGTCCTTAAAGACTGGGCAAGTCTTAATAATGGCATTCCTATACATGTTAATGAAGAAAGAAACTTATATAAAGATTTATTAAATCAAGTTAATAGCACCGGACAACGTTTTGCTAGTATACCGGCATTTAGTGAGAATGGCGGTATGGTGCGTAGACAATGCACTAAAGAATACAAGATTGAACCGGTAATCAGAGAAATAAGAAAGCTATACGGTCTTAAACCGCGCAAACGTATGCCAATGACAGAAGTTTGGTTAGGTATTACAATGGATGAAATAGAGCGTATGAAAGAATCTCAATTGCCACGCGTAACATATCATTATCCATTAATTGATATGCGTATGACACGAGGTGAGTGTATATCATTTTTCAAGGATCGGAGTTTTCCAGTGCCACCTAAGTCATCTTGCGTTTTTTGTCCATACCATAGCAATAAAAACTGGAAAGAATTAAAAGAAAAATTACCTGATGAATTTGCTAAAGCAGTAAAAATAGATGAAGCAATACGTGATAGCAGTAAAAAGGGCCTTAAAGAGCCTATTTATTTACATAGATCATGCACACCGCTTGAGCGTGTTGATTTTGGTGATCAATTAGAAATGTTTATGTGTGAAGAGGGGTTTTGCGGATTATGATATTAGAACATTATGCAGGAAGTGTGTCATTTGACACAGACAATCACGAAAGAAGTGATCAGATAGTCACGGCACTGCGCTACAAGGACTTATTAGAGAAGATAAAGAACCTAATGAAGCATCGTAAAAACCCTGAAGTACACTTTGCGTGTCATAAGGTTGGAAAGAAAGAATTTGATTTAACTGAGAAAATAACAAGAGAGGTACAAAATGCAGTGGATACTAAATAAAAAAGAAGATAATGACCGCTTTGGTGGTCGCATACTTAAAAATAAAGAGACTCGTGGGCGTAAGCTAGTAGTAGATAAGCTTATTAAGTATTGCCCAGTATGTGAAAGAACGTATGAAAGGGTTAATATGGGTAATTATAACACAAAGTATATGTTTTACAAAAAAGGCCAAATACCGTCTTATGGTAAAGAAAAAATATTATGCGAAACATGCGAGGTAAGAAATGAGCAAATTTAGTTTACATGGAACAAAATATATTAATGAAGAGGGCAATCGCGTGCCAAGCGTTACGACTATTATTAGTCAGCACTTAGGTTGGAACAAGAATGCACTTCTTGCCTGGACTAAGCGAATGATGCTTGGTGGCCAGGATAGTGACAAGGTCTTAAGTGAGGCTGGCGATATAGGCACATTACTTCATTTGCTTATTGAGGGGCATCAGCAAGGCTTTGATGTAGATACCAAGGACTATAGCTATAACCAAGAAAAAGCTGCGATGAAAGCTTTTGCAGGGTATTTACAATGGTATGAGAAGTCAAACTTTAAATCACTACGGAATGAACTTGTACTTGTAAATGAAGAAATGCAAGTGGGTGGTACAATTGACTGTATTGCTAAGATGGGTGATGATCTAGTAGTAGTAGACTGGAAGACCTCAAAGTATTTGTATGCAGAGAACAAATTGCAGCTTGCAGCATACACTTATATGTTTGAGCAAGCACAACCAAAAGCCAATGTAGCGTATGGTCTTGTAATGCGTTTTGGTAAGGATGACGGCAAATTTCATCAGCACGTTATCAAGAGAGAGAAATTAGAAACCGGGATTGAAATATTTAAGGCGCTTGTAAAGATCTCGCAACTCAAATCCCAGCTTTGATACATCCATCAGAGGTTTTCTCTGATATTAACTCAGGTGGGAAACGTGCGCGCTGCCCTGATTGCGCTGATGGCAAGAAGAATTACAATGTACAGATAGAGCCTGACCACGCATTTTGCCATAAGTGTACGAAGACCTGGCGCTTTGATAACGATAAAAAACCTTACATTGCTAATATTGAACCACCAACTGTAAAAGAAAGAATACACGTGAAAAGTAGCGGAGCTGTAAAAAAGTCAGGATATGTAGAAGATAGAGCAAATTTCTTAGCACACTGGAAGAAAGTCAAAAAAGATTTGGAGCTGCCCTGGAATCTAGAGTCGCGGCGAGATTATTATGGTATTGGTGTGCGTAATAATGATAATGAAATGCAGTTAGTGTTTCGCATTGCAGATAATCACATAAAAAGACACAAAGGCGAGCAGTTTGGTGATGCAGAATGCAAAATTTACCCTGACATTAAAGATATTGATCCTACAAATACGTTACTCATTTGTGAGGGTGAAAAGGATGTCGTTAGTGCCTCGTGTTATGGATTCCCGGCCATAACATTTACAAGTGGTGCTAA